GCATTGTAGGTCGTTGCCGTATTCAAGAGGTTCGCGCCGTAGATTTCCTTGGTCTGCTGGAAAGATTCCATCAAGCCGAGGTTCGAAGGGGTGAACTGGGTCTTGTAGAGGTTGTCGTCGATTGCCTTACGGGTAATCGCGTAGCCGAGAGCAATTTCAGTGTGCTCTTGGTTGTACACAAAACGCTCACCCGAGCCCGAATCGAAAGCCGTCTGGCCACCTTCGCTCTTAAGCTGAGCGAGGCCGAGGTAGCGCATTTCTGCGGTACGTTCGAGAGCCATCTTCGAATCGTGCTTAGTGAAAATCTTGTCGTACTGAGATGGGATCATCTCATACTTGCCTTCAATGCCACGGAGACCGGGGAGCAAAAGGTCTTTAATCTGTGATAGAATAACCATGACAAATTACTCCTTACGAGATGCCAGTTGGGCCAGCGCCATTCGTGCGCCAGACTTCGTTGTTGAAGCCGACAATCAAATTGCAATACTGGGTTGTTGGATCGCCGCCGTTACCAAACGAAGTGGCATAGTCTACGACGATGAATGGGAAGGTGACCGTGGTGCCGACCGAGGAGATGTAAGCGCCAGAACGACCGGTCGAGGTGTTACCCGTGCCGATGGTGAACTGGGCATACTGGCCTTGGACGCCAGAAGTCTGGGCGGTAGCCGTACCCGTGATCGGGAAACCTGAACCGGAAGACTGGACAACGAAACGAGCGTTTGGATCATCGATCACATATGCTTCGACGTCGTAAGAGCAATCCGAACCCGGCCAATAAGACGACCAAACGGTGCGCTTCTGGGAGGTCGAGAGATACTTACAACCAACAAAGATACCGGCGAGAACCGTGGTTCCGGCTGCGGCCTGCGTGATGTAACCGTTAGCTGTGCTAACGACGGGCATTACCGGATCGCCAGTGAAAACTGCCGTGGTATTACCTGAAGCGATTTTGCGGGGGGATTGTGCGAACGTCGGTGCGCCGCCTGCTCCGCCCTGATACTGCAAGAAACCGTAGGGCGCAAAGGTATTGGCCATGACGGGATTCTCCTTTCAGAGAGTTTCCATCATCGCGCACCGAGCCGACTATGAAACGGACATTGTTTTAATCTCCCACACCGGGGGGAGAGCGAGGATGGCAATATAGACACACTTGCATCTATAAGTAAAGGGGGCCGAAGCCCCCTTTTTTATTATTGCTCTGGAACGTACAGATTGTGGTCCTTGGTGATCTTTGGAGCCACCTGAGCGTCCTCGCGGCTGATCAAGCCACCCTTGCCCTTCGGGTCAAGCTGGCCTTCCTTCATGCGGACCTGAGCCCGTGCATTGCGAAGGTCACGAGCCTTGATGTCGTTCGTGATTTCTGCAGGGCGCTCACAAAGCACCATGCCGTCACGCTCGATAGCGCCGACAGCGCCACGGGGCATCATGTCTGGGTGCCGCGAAGTGTCAACCGGCTCCCAGCCCGAACGGGCCATCTTCTGCAAATATGCAGCGTCAACGTAGCCCATGACCGACTTGACCTTCCACTCGTAGGACCAGCCATCCGGTGGGATCGGCGTGGCAAACTTATCGGAACCTTCGTCAACCGTGGCGTTGTTGTGGTCGCGAAGTTCCGCGACACGACGTGCCGCGCGTTCAGCGGAAGTTTCTTCATGCAGCGCTGCCGGGCGCAATGACAAACGGCCTTCGTCTTTAATCGTCTTCATATCCATATTCCTTTCTTAACCAGCCATCCGACCGGATTTTACGAGTGCGACTTTATTTTGGGCGTATTCTTTCGGCGTCATGCCCATGTCTTTTGCAGCTTCCTGCTCGGCACGGGACAGAGTGACGACGTTTGGACGACCCCCGGTGCCCGTTCCAGAACGGGACACAGGTGCGGCAGGCGGTGCAGATGCCCGACGGCCCGAGGTTGATTCCGAGGCTTCTGACATGGCTGCTTCCTGACGCACGGGCGTTTTATTGATGTTGAGGCGATTTTCGAGGAAGTTGAAGTAGTCTGGACTATCCGGCTGGATGCCATCATCGAGCGCGTCGAAGTGCGCCCTCTCAAGGCGCTTGGCACGGCGCTCGTCATTGACCACATCTGGGTTGTTGCGAACCCATTCAGCCGACTTTGGCGTCAATTGTGCTGCCAAGGCCTCTACTTTGTTGGCTACGGGGGCTTTAATCTGCGCCTCGTAGTGCTTTTTGCCTTCAGTAATCTGCCGAAGGTTGTTTTCCGTCTGGTTGATGGCCATCAGGATGTCAGCTTGGGCGTCAGTGTCGCCGTTTGCCACCGCTTCGCGAAGATTTGCCTTTAAAATCTCCTTATTGCGGCCTTCCGTCTCGATTGCGGTATTCAACATCCGCAAATCGCTGTCTGCCTTGTCGTTTGTAGCTACACGAGCCTGCTGTTCGGCGCGTTGACGGGCAGCTTTCTCGGCTTCAAGCTCACGGCGAAGGGCTTCAATGCCATCATCGACCGTAATTTCTGGTTTTGTCTCGATTCTTGGCTCTTCTGGAGCCTCCACGATGACAATGTCGTCCTCTGGGGCTGTTTCCAGCTCCAATTCTACCTGATTGTCTTCCATTTTTATCTCCTTACCACACTGAATCTGGGTGCTTTACGCGTCCACGGATCACGACGTCGTCCATGAGACGGCAAGGCTGGCCATTAATGGCAACAGACCAACCATCAGATGGGCGAAACACAACCCAATCGCCTACATTGACGTCCGCATCCTTAAACCAACGACCGGTTTCGTCTTCAAAGGCAGACGGCCCCTTCTTCACAACAAGGCCAACCTTGCCCTGATACTTGTCTTGCTCAGTCGTTTCGTCCGCCAAAATGATGCCGGACTTGGTTTTGTTGGGACGAATGTAGATTGCGACGAGGATGTTGTTGTTAAACACTTCGACTTCGTTGAGATCGCCGAGGCTGGCCAACAAATCTTCCTTAAAATTGTCAGCATGTGTCATCTTCATAGGAGGCATTAGAATTTCTCCGCACTGGTTTGAGCGATATCAAACATTTCCTGAACCGCGTGGAAGGCCTGAACCATGCCCACGTATTTTTGGTATGTTGCATAATCGGCCACGTACCCCGTGGAGATGTAGCTAACGATCTTCTTCTCTTCTTCGTCGATTAACTTTCGCAATTCGTTTGCGAATTTCGCTGCTGTAGTTTGCATATTGCCCTCTTTAACCCCTTGTAATGATAGACCGGACGCCCCAAGGGGCTGGAAAGGCGTCCGGTCCTCTCTCATCCGGGCGGTTGCGAACCCCGCCCAGAGAAACTTATTTGCCGCGTGGCTTTAGGCCATAGGCTTCGATTTTTTCGAGCCGTGCATTGCCGCCGCCTGCGCCGCTATCAATTGGGTAGCCAGTGCGGCCACCGGACTTGCGAGGCATTGGGTAACCCATAGGCTGCTGCATAGGCTGGCCCATCATTGGTTGCTGCATTGGCTGCATGCCACCGGCATTGCCCAACGAACCACCGACCATCTTGCCGGTACGACCACCGGTAGCACGGGGCATCTGCGGAGGCATCTGCGGAGGCATCTGAGGAGCGCCGCCTGCCATCTGCGGAGGTGGCACAGGAACGCCCATAGGAGGCTTTGGTGGCATCACAGGAGCATTAGGCATGCTGGCCTGATCCTGACCGCCGCGAGGTGCCATCACGATGTTGATCGTGGTGGTGCCCTTGGTACGGCCACCTTTGGCGTGGGCCTTGCGACCGCCGACTTCGCCGGGGTTCTTCTGCTTGGAGTTGCCAGAGAAAACGCCGCCACCGGTGTACTTCATCGTGCGACCGCCGCTGCAGCGTTCGCAGCCACAATGTTCACCATGAGTTGATCCACCAGATGCTTTAAATGCCTTTGGCTTCAGCACTTTGTGCATCAACTTTTTATCTTGGGCTTCGTCTGAGTGAACCTTACCGCCGCGCTTATGGGCGCGAACCAGCGCGGTGCCATCACCGTAAGGATCAACACCCTTATCAACGCTCTTCTGAGCAACGTTAACCTGATCGGGCGTCATATTACCAGCGTCAAGAGATACTGGACGGCGCGAAGGCATTGGAACCTTGCCGTCTGGGTAATCCATGCCAGCAGGGCGCGGAATAGGCATAGGAACCTTGCCATCCGTTGCATGCTTGGCGCGGCCACCCTTCTTCATAGCGCCAGAAGCCT